CTATTAATAACACTAATATCACCAACAACAGACGTGATACTTTTTTCGGTCTGTTCTACACGTGACGCAAGTCCGGTAACACGTCCATCAACAGTATTTATTTTTTCAACGGTGGATGTTATCTTGCCTTCGACTACACTAATTTGACTATTAGTATATTCAGCACCTTTGTAAACTGCATCCTGAAAATTGGGACTCCATGCGGTTGCAATTTCACCCGCTTCTACTTTGAAGTCTTTTACCCATATATAA